TTTCAAAGTTTTATATAAACTTAATCCACGAAAATATATGTCCTGGTAAATTTTCTTGTAAATATGGTTTTGTAAACTCTAGTGCCGTAATATCCACTATAATATCTTCGATATTCATTATATCTCCGGCCTCTGAAACCCATTCTTGTTCATGTTCAAATGTTTCGCCTGGTGCACCTTGATATATATAGGGCGATAATGGAGGTAAATCATCACTACCAAATTCTAATCTAACTCCAATTTCATCGCCGGATTCAAATTCTTGAAAGGCCCATAAATTTTCATCGTCTGTAAAAGATATGTATTTACCCATTGCAGATTTTAATTTATTAGAATTTATGATGCCTACTAGGCCAGGAGCCGTTGTGAAATGATATACTAGGCTCGGATAATAATTATTTTCGAGTAATGGTTTTAATCGTATCATATTAATAAATATCCTTTATTATAAGATATTTTATTGTAATTTCAAAGTTAACTTTTACATGGTTGGATCGCCTGGAGTATCTATACCGGTCCAATCGAATTTTGTGGTTGATATATCTTTTTTAAACCAATTAAGTATTTTTTGTATAATAGATTGTTTTTCTTCATACGGTATCGGACTGCCATTTTTATCAACCATATTAATTGGAACTTTTTTCTCAATACAAAGCTTAATTGCATCTACTTGATTTTCATAACGAAACCACCATTCGGACTGATCTTTGTAATCTACTACCATATCAAAACTTATTAAGTAATTGTTTAATGGTATTGTAAAAGGCTTATCTGAAGTTATTCGTTCCTCTGCTTCAAATCCTTTCTTTGATTTAGCAAATGGGCCAACATCGCCTACTGCTCCCTGCACATATGGAGAAATCTTATACTTATTACTCAATTTATCTCCGTCAAATGTAAAACGGCATTGAGGTTCCATAAACTTGCTTAAAGTTCTATGTTGTTTATGAAAGTTTTTATCTCTTGTAAATGAAACACTTGATAAATTATCATCTGACATACCACTTTTTAAGTTAGAGTCTTTAAGTATGTCGACAGCATTTTCATATATAGTGTAGTGATATAGTATACCTACTTGTTTAGCTTCTCTCAGTAAATCTATTAATCGTATCATATTAATAAATATCACCCAGGTTAGTATTGCCTTTTTTATGTTTGGGTTCATATGGACAATGCAGACACCTATTTCCACAACAAGATCTTCTTCTTCGGTGATATGATTCGGTCATTACTTTATAACCAAGTTCATTATAATAAAAGTCAGTAGGAAGGAGCTTGTTTCCAAACTCCTTCACGTACTGTTGATATATCCAATCTGTTCCCAAATTGACCATCATTTACTTTCCTTCTGCTACTGATGCTTTTCTGTAATCTGTAACTAGTTTCTTAAGTTCACCAACTGCTTTTCTTGCTTGTTGTTGTGACTTTTTTGTTGTTCCGTTATGTTGAGCTTCAAACTCATTCCATAAACTCAACATCGATTCAAATAACTCTTGTTTGTTCATCGTACTTCTTTTTCTTTTTGTTAATAAATATATTTTACTGGTTATGTTATTTCGCAAGCGCCACCAGCACACGCTAATTCTCCTGATAAATCGGTATCGTCATCTAATTCTACAATTTTAGATAAGTCAACATCTTTTAATGTTGTTAGCATTTTATTATATGTTTCTACATCACAGTCTTCAAATGGAGCTTGTACATATGTACCACCATTATATGGTAATACTGATAATCCATTATAATGTTCTCTATTTTTCCACATCCATTCGCCAGCTAAATCCCATTCATCTTCCTTGAGTGATACAGTTGCTGACACATTATGTGTATTATTACCCGTACGGTGTCCTGGTTTTACCCATTCTAAATGAACTTTCTTTATTCTATCTAAAAGTTGGAATGGAGATTCTGTTCGCATAATTGCCCCAATTGGTGCCTTTTGCGGAATACTAATTACAGCAGTATCATGCGGTCTAAAATATTCATCTTCAATTAGTTCTGGATGATTGATTGATAGATATGTATATATTGCTTCATTCTTTCCAACTCGTACACGTCTAATATAATAATCATTGTGCCATGCATGGATTCCTGAGCTAGTTCCTAATGCTAATGAGGTTGTGCCTGCAGGCTTAACTGTGGTTGTTCTTGCACTTTCATTAATTCCTAAAATTTCTGCTACTCTAGAATTTTCATTTTTAACTATATCTGCTGCTTTAGTCATATCATATCCTAATACAGTTCCAGATCCAATTCCTGTCATCGATACACCTATCAAAGCATCCTTTTCGGTTGTTCTTTGCCAAATTGGTCTTAGATAATGAAATTCAGTATATCCTGCTTGTAACGTTCCAATAAATGCAGCTGCTTTAACTCGGTTTTCAAAATCTTCTTGTGATTCAATATCTGAAGCATTTACTTCACATAAGTTACAGAATTGGAATGGCCTTAGTGCAATCTCACAACATGGATTAGTTCCCCAATCTTTGTCATTTGTTAAATATATACCTGGTTCGCCTGCACCTGATAATTCTACTCGTTTCCATAGATCCATAAAGAAACCTTTTGTTAATTTATGTCTCATCAATGCCGCAGAGTTATTTGCTCTACCTCGTTGTGGATTTGTTTCCCACCAGTTGCCTGACTTACATGAAATCATTTCTTCATCGTCAGCACTAAATAAACTAATTAATGCAGCACGTCTAATACCGCCGGCTAAAACAGCGTCAGCTATATGGCATATAATATCGTGAACTTCAATTGGAGATAAAAAGTCACCGATTTGTTTTGAGTCTAATATACCTTGAACTTTAATCAGACACTCTTTAAGAGGTTGTGGTCCTGGTGCTTTACCTCCTGATGTAATTAGTCGAGCTCCTTTTGGTCTAATATCAGAGAAATCAAATTTTAATTTTGATGTGCCTTGGAAATAACTTTTTACAAGTGCCTTAACGGCATCAGCCCAACCTTCAATTGAATCCGCAATAAGAAATCTTCTTGTTCTGTCTAAATTTGGTTTTCTGATTTCAGGTAATTTTTCTACATGATGTTTTTGTACTGAATAACCAACTCCAGTACCGCCTAACAATAAAAACATCGTTTCGCCAAATGCTCGATAATCATCGATAGGAAGATATGCACAGTTATAAATTCTATTTGGGGAGATTTCAATAGGTTTGCCGCCAAATTGCAATGATCTCATCGATGGTAGTACTTTTTTTGCATAAACATATTCATACGCTTCTGATATCTCGTTGCGTAGTTTAGGATATTTTTCTATGTGCATATCCTTATTACGTGTTACTAATTCATCCCATGTTTCACGGCGGTTCAAGGATGGGATATACTTAGCATACTTCATGTATACTGTAATATCACTTAAAATTTTGTTTGAAATCTCCATTTTGTAATCTCTTTTTTCTTTAATTAAACGATTTATTTTTAGACAAAAAAAGTCCGGGGTGTAACCCGGACGTGCTTTTATATAAATATGTCATCATCCCAATGTTCCACCCAGATCTTTAAACTTTTGCGCAAGATTTTTTTTCACAATATTTTCTCCCGTTTTCATTACCTGAGTCGTTTGTTTCCCTTGTGCAGTTTGTGGCTCAAAGAATTGAAATTGTCCATTATTTGTATTTATTTTACATGGCAACGTTATTCCGTCAGGACCAAATCTATTTTTAATTACATGCCCTCTACCGGTACCTGACATTTTATCTTCTACTTTTCTAGAAAGAGACATTAAAAAGTCTGCTACCATTACTTTACCATATGATGACGCAATTTTGTCGGCTTCAATAACATCTTCTTCTAATGCAGACCGACCTGCTTGCGATGCCGTCCATACTGGTATATTATATTCACCAGCCATACCTCGCATTTCTTCATATAATTCTTCTAATGCTTCATGTTTGTCTTTTTTGGTATTCACCTTTAAAAGATCTCCGTAATCTATAATAATTAGATCTGGACTATTTCCTAGCATTATAGTTTTCTCTATATGAGCTTTAATACCAATAACTCCTATGGATTTAGTTGGATAATGTTTTATGATCAATTCGCCTTTTAGTTTATCCATTTTATCTTGAATATCTTCTTGATAATTTTTTAGATTTTGTGCGTTAATGCCTGTTACTACTGAGTCATATCGTTGTCCTACATAATTCTCATTGAGTTCTAATGTATAGTGAATAACATTTTTTCCGGCTTTTACTGCGTTTGCTCCTATATTAATAAGCAACCATGATTTACCAATACCAGCTGGTGCCATTACTACTCCTAATTCTCCTGGGGCAAGACCGCCGTCCATTAAATCGTCAATAACATCCCAACCAGTTGTCATGGTGTCTCGGGCGGCTTCGTCATAACGTAAAGACACAGTATCTTTATACTCTAATCCTATATCAGTATCAGCACCAGCTTTCATGGCACCATCAATCTTGCTTTTTATTTCGTCATAATTACCCATTTTAAGTAATCCGACACTATCCATTATTGCTCGTTTGATTTCTTGATTTTTACAAAATTTGAGTATTTCGTCCTTTACAAATGTAAGGTCGTCTGATTCCATGTAACGAAAAACTTCCTTTAGTTGTTCTAATATGGCGGTCTTCAGCACGTCATTTTCTATGCCTGTGACTTTAACTTTTAATACGTCTTTCGTTGGAGGTGTTTTATATTCTCGGAAATGGTCTAATATAACTTCTAATAGCCAACTATTAGCATCTGACTCAAAATAGTCTGCTTGTATAATATCAGTAATTTGCTGTAAAAATACTCTATCTGTAAACATTGCTGCTAAAACTTTTACTTGAAAGCCCCAGCCGTATTCACTTAACTTATCTGTCATATTAGATAATAATAAAAATTATAATAAAATCAAATCATTTATGTGTTTGTTTTGCATATGCATCTAACGAAAGCCATGTTCGAGTCAACCAGTCTGGTAAATTCTTCATTACAGCCCACATTTTATCTTCATAAAATAATCTTTGAAACTCAGCTCTATTTAAAGCAGATACTGGTTCTGACATTATTCCTCGAATTTTAGAAGATACATTTGCAGATATATCTAATAATTTTATATCCATGAGTTGCCAATTTTTAATTAACGTTTCACGATTGTCTAAAATCTTTTGATATTTTTTTGTTTCCGTTAAAAGTCGATTACTTTTTTCAAATAACTCTTCTAACGTAACTTGTTTTTTATGTACGATTTCTGGGATAAGTTTTAAGATAGTCTTTGGACCTATACCAGCCACACCAGGAATATTATCTGATTTATCTCCCGTAAATGATCTATATAATACCATATTACTAGGATGTACACCAAACTCATCTATAACTGCTTGGGTGTCATACATTTTCTTTTTAATAGGAGACCATACTTGTATCCGGTCGTCTACTAATTGATAAAAATCTCTATCGGTAGAAACAATTGTAATTTTTTTACATGTTTCATTGTACATTTGTGCAATATAGGCAATAGTATCATCTGCTTCTATGCCATCCATTGCTAAAAAGGTTACTGGTAAATTATCTAGATATGAAACTAATCTACTAAATTGCTTTCTCATTGACTCTTGTTCATCTTCTATACTTGTTTCGTGATGATCGAATCTTCGAAGTTTAGTTTTATTAGCTCGATTTGCTTTGTAACCTTTATAAATCTTTCTTCTTTTAGCGTTACCGCCTCTTCCGTCAAATGCAATTACGCATCTACTAGGTTTAAAGTCTCTGACAGTTTTACCTATAGAATATAAGAATCCAGTAATACCACCAATATGGTCACCATCTTCATTATATGCTGGAGTTGCACCGAAACTTCTAATAAAGGTATTGAGCCCGTCAAATACCATGATATGATCATTAGCATTCTTTGGGCTCGTTTCCTTTTCTTTCTGTAACTCTTTGAATAATCTTTGATACTTATTCATTATCCTTCTTCGTCAATTACTTCTTCATCGATAACAACATCATCGATACCTCCGTCTATACCAGCTTGATATTTGAATATATAAGCGTCGCAGATTCTTTTGTATAACCTTTCTTTTGCTTCGGGGTTTTGCATTACCTTGCTAACAAAATCTTTGCTTTGGAACTTCATTTCTCCATGAACTTCTCCAGTTTCATGATCTACATCTTCTAATGTGTACCATGCACCTGCTTGTTTAACCAATTTGAATTTCTTCATCAAATTCAACCAACCTCCAAAGTTGTCAATACCACTATCATAATAGATTTCATAATCAATTTTACGATGTGGTGGACCCATACGGTTTTTGACTACCTGCACGCTGGTTTTACTACCCACTACTTGCTCTGCACCATTAACTGTTGCTTTAATCTGACCGGTATTTTTTAGTCTTAGTCTGACAGATGCATGGAAAGGAATTGCCTTACCGCCTGCTGTTGTCCACTGATCACCAAATGACACGCCCATTTTAACTCTTAGTTGATTAGTAAAGATCAAACAGATTCTCTCTCGGGCAATCCAATTTGTAACCTTACGCATTGCTTTAGACAATATGATCGATTTAGAAGTTGCATATCCATCTTTATCATATTCTGCTGCTAGCTCAATCTTCGTAGATGCACCCATTATGGAATCAACTACAATTGTTACTAATCTGTCTTTGTCTGATTTACGTACACCGTCAACGATAGTTTCAATCGTTTCAAAGATTTCCTCTACCGTTTCGAGTGGTACATATAACATAGTTTTCAAATCGGCGCCGATTGCAGTCAAGAATTCCGAACTAGTAGCTGACTCAGTATCAATATAAACTGCTAACCCTCCTTTTTTCTGCGTTTCTGCTAAGGTATGTGCTGCTAGCAATGATTTACCCGACGCTTCTAACCCTGTTATTTCGGTTATTCTACCAACAGGGAATCCTCCATTTGGTCGATTAGATATTGCCAAATCCAATGAATCACACCCAGACGATATCCACTCTTTCACATTACTAGGAGAATCATCATCTCCATCTAAAAAGAATGCAGTCTTTAGTGCCTGTCCTTTGAATTGTTTATTTATACTATCAGCTAATGTGTTTGCTAATACATCTTCCAGTTCGTTCTTGCTTTTGCCTTTTTTCTTTGCCATTGAAGCCCCTACTTGTTAAATAAATCGTTAAATGCTGCTGCTACATCTGTTTGCTTTTCTTCGGTCTTTGTTTCCGTAGTTGCATTATCAGTGCTAGATGTGTCTGTTGTTGAGCTAGATGGTGTGCTAACGTCTGAACTGTCGTCTTCTGGATTCATCCAATCTTTAAGAGCTTGTTCTAACTCTTCATAAGTTGGTTCTGGGAAGATATCAGTGATAGTCGGCTGATTCATAATCTTTTCTGCAATTGCTTTGTCTTCAGTTACCGCTGATGTATTAGGTTTAACACGAATAGCAGTTTTAGGATATCCTCCACCTTCTGCTGGTGTAAACTCTACGTCGATGTCACGACCATTTAATAGATCGGTGATATCACCATAATCCGGATCAGATACAATTGAAAGCAATTCAGTGTAAATTGTTTTGCCAAATCCCCAAAATTTAACTCCTTCAGATTCTTTACCTCTTACGATAACCGGAACATATGTTCTCATTTTAGGTTCGATTTTACGACCCATTAGCCAATCATCTTTGTCACCAGTCTTTTTTAGTTTTTCTGCAAATTCAACTACTGGATCTGCATTACCGAATGATACCGGTGATAGCATTGATCTTTTAGCAATGTCATAATGAAAATACAATTCTAAGAATGGATTATCTTTGCGATGAACATACGGTACGATTCTTACACGTGTCTTACCAGCTTCTGGTTTCCAAAGATTATTTCGACGATCGTTGTTGTTGTTTAATTGATTGAGTTTTGCCTTGATGGCGTCTAAATTAAGTCCCATTTAAGTCCTTTTTTTTGTTAAGTTATTAATTTATGTTATTTATTAATTATATATTAGATAATTAAATCGTTAAGTCCAAGTAATTGTTTAAGTTTTTTATTGTATTATACTTTATTTTCTATAGTATCCCAATCTACATCCCATTCATAATCTCCGCCGCCCATAACAACAGCTTCT